GCGTATCGCCGTGCCGGCTTATGACGCCTTCACCGAAGAGAGCCAGCGGTCGGTTGCCGCTGGCATTCTCGCGCTTGACGCCAAGGGCATCCAGGTCGAGGCCGTCGATGTGCTTCGCGGCTGCTGTTATGTGGACCTCGCGCGCAACATTTTGACGGGCAATTTCCTCCGGGGAACGGCCACGGACTTCATCTTCATCGACGCCGACGTTGGCTTCGATCCCGAGAGCCTTGTGCGCTTGTGCGAGGCTACGCGGCCCGTTGTGGCGGGCATCTACCCCAAGAAGGTGGTCCCGCCTGAATGGCCTGTGATGGTCGCCCATGAGCAGATTTGGGCCGATAGCGACGGGCTAATAGAGTGCGGCGTCGTGCCGACCGGCTTCCTCCGGATCAACCGCGCGGTTTTCGAGGCGCTCACGGTGCCCGAGTTCACCAGCCCTGATGGGCAGGTCGGCGCGTACTTCCAGACGGCGGTGCGTGGGAATGTGTTCTGGGGCGAAGACGTGGAGTTCTGCCGTCTCGTCCGTGAGGCTGGTATTCCCATCATGGCCTTTGCCGAAATGGACTTCCGGCACGTCGCCTCCGATGGCCGTGTCTATGTCGGCAATTGGGGCTTTTGGATGCGCTCGCAGTTGAAGGAGGCCGCGTGAAGATCGGCCTCATCATCGGCACGCGAGGCAACCCACGCCGTGCGGCGGCGGTGGTTGAGACAGCGCGCGCCTTGGCGAGCAACAATCACGACGTGTCCGTCACCGTGTCATGCGACGCCGACGACGCGGCCACGGTCCAGTATTTCCGGGGCTATCCGGGGACTCGCATTATTACCGGCCCGCGACCCGCTGGCGTGGCAGAGGTGTGGAACCGCTGCATTCCGGTTGTGGACGCCGATTTCGTCATTGCCCTAGCCGACGACGGTTTCATTGCTACGCCACTTTGGGACGAGTGCCTCGCCATGCTGGCGACCGAAGGCCGGTTCCCGCGCGAGCTTCTGGCCTTTGCGCTCCACGATACCGCCAACCCCGGACAGCCCACGGTGCTGGGCGGCTCGCGGGAATGGATCGACCTCATCGGCGGCAAGATGATCGATGACCGCTTCCCGTTCTGGTTTGCGGATACGGCCTACGCTGAGACGTGGTCTTTCGTGACGGGCGAGTATCTGCCCATTCTGCCGATCACCATTGCCAGCAAGCCGGGCCGGTTCAACCCGCGCCTGCGCGACATGGGCTTCTGGTGGGACTTCTACGTCGCGACGCGCGGCGAACGTGTCCTGCTTGCCGAGCAAATCCGCCGCGACCTTGGAATTACCCTGCCTTTGGGCCGCCTCCGCGCCATCCTCGATAGTTGGGAAGCGCGCGACAAGCTGGGCCGGCCGGGAGCCATCGAAATTGCAAAGGCTTTGCCAGAGCGTGAGCCGGATGCCGTGTACCTAAGCGCGTACAGGGCCGCTCGCCATTACATGAGGATCGCCGCATGACAGTTAGCAACGCCATGACAGAGGCGGGCATCGCCACGTATGAGCGCATCAACCGGGCGCGCATGAGCCCGCAGGCGATTGTGGCCGCGATATACAACGCAATGGACACGGTGCGGCGCCGCGAGGCCATCAAGGCACCTGGACCGGCTGCCGTTTACGTCCATCAGGCTTGGCCGTCCTATCGCTACGGGCCGAACGGCGAGAGCCGGGTGTTCATGTGCGCCGATGATGTGCCGGACGGCTGGAGCGACACGCCGGACTTCGTGACCGTCGCGCGGGAAATGGGCGCGGAGACGATGGCCGACCTTGCCGAGAAGCGCCGCCCCGGAAGGCCGCGCAAGGAGGCCGCATGACCGACACGATGCGCGACAAGACCGAGGCGGAAGAACGCCTCAACGCCATCAAAGACGCCTTGCACGCGGTCCTTGCGCCGACGCGGCCCCTGTACGAGCCAACCGCCGTTGAGCTTCTGATGGCGCTCAACATGCGCGGCCTGAAGGTGGTGCGAGCCCATGCCTAACGTCCAAAACTTTGACATCGTGGCGGGCGAGACGCGCACGCTTCCCATGTACGCCCGCGACCCCGACAACGCGGTGCAGAGCCTGTCCGGCCTCACGGTACAGTGGCGCGTTGGACAACCGCCGTGGGACCCGGCGCGCGAGACGCCGACGCTGACCAAGACCACCACCATTGTCTCGGCTGCGGCGGGCTCGTTCACGGTCGCCCTGACCTATGACGACACATACCAGCTTGAGGGCGACTTCCTGCACCAGGCGGTCACGTCATCCGGCCTCGTGGTGGTGACGGGGCGCCTTCACGTCCGACAGGGCATCAGGAGCGGATCATGAGCAGCCGAACCGCACGCGACGTGATTACCTACGCCATGCAGGACTTGGGTATTGTGGCGGACCAGGAGGCCATGACCGACACGCAGGGCAATTACGGACTGCGCAAGTTGAACGACCTTCTGGCGGGCTTTGAAAGCGAGGGCATCCGCTACGCGCACACCGATCTCGCCTCGCTCGATACCGTCGTAAACGTGCCGGATGGGCAGTTGCGCAATGTCGGCCTGATGCTGCAGCGCGAGCTTGCCGGGACCTACGGCGTAGCCCTGAGCCCGGATGACCAGTTGGCAATCCAGCGCGCCATGACGGCCCTGCAAGCCTACTACTACGTGCCAATTACGTCGGCTCCCGAGCTTGCGCTGCGGCCTCGCCGGTTTGGTCGCTTCTCGTTCTCGCAAGGATAATTCATGCAGAGAATTGTCGCAGACTTAGTATTTCATGCAGACTTTTCGCGCAGAAATAAAAAGTCTGCTGGTAAATTAGGGCAACGCTGATGCGCGGCCCTCTCGCCCTAGGTTTTGCCCAGCAGCGTTCCCGCCCGGTCAACGCGGCTCGCGTCGTGAACCTGTACGCGGCGTCCACCGCAGAGGGAAGCCGGACCAAGGTCGTGCTGTACGGCACGCCCGGCCAGAAGGCATGGCGCACCATCGGCGGCGACACGATCCGCGCGGGCCTAGAAGCTCAGAGCATAGCCTACATTCTCAGCGGCACGATCCTCTATCGCGTGGAATCGGACGGCACCACGACGGCCTGCAGCGGCGATTTAATCCCGCCCACGGGCGAGGCGACGCTAATCAACAACGGCGGCCAAATTGGCTTGTTGGTGGTTCCTGACTTGTTCGTGATTGTGGGAACGACCGTCACCAAGGTCACGGCGGCGGGCTATCCCAGCGCGGGCCTGTCCAGCATCGCCTACATCGACGGCTATGCGGTCGGCACCGTCAACGACGACTCCGGGCAGTTCCAGATTTCCGGCTTGTTGGACTTCGCCTCGTGGGATGCGCTGGACCTTGCCAGTGCCGAGTCGAGCCCGGACGGCCTGCTCCGCGTGCTGGTCGATCATCGCGAGGTGTGGCTGTTCGGCACGCAAACCGTCGAGGTGTGGGCCAATACCGGCGCGTCGCCTTTTCCCTTCGAGCGCGTGCCGGGCGCCTTGCTGGAGCGTGGATGCGCGGCCCGTCGCAGCCCCGCCAAGATGGACAACTCCGTATTCTGGCTGGGCGATGATCGGATCGTGTACCGCGCCGAAGGCTATCAGCCCGCGCGTATCTCGACACACGCCATCGAGGAAGTGCTTCGCGTCGGCACCGTGTCGGACGCCTACGGGATGACGTATTTCCAGGCTGGACATCACTTCTACGTCCTGACCCTGCCGAGCCTCAACCGGACCTTTGTTTTCGATCCTGCGGCCTCCGCAGCGGCTGGGGCGCCCATCTGGCATGAGCGGCAGTCGGGCACGTCCATTGAGCCTGCCAAGTGGGACGTGCAGTGCATCTTCAGCGCCTTCGGCAAGACGCTTGCAGGCTTGCAGGCTGGCAAGGTCGCGGAACTAGACCTCGATACCTACACCGACTTGGGCGAGCCCATCCGGTCCGTGATTGTCGGCCTGCCATTCTATGCCGAGACGCTGCGGGCAATCATGGTGGACTTCGAGCTTGAGTGCGAGCTGGGCGTCGGCGCGATCTCTGGGCAGGGGGCCGACCCCGAGGTCATGATGCGCTACAGCGACAACGGCGGCTTCAGTTGGAGCCACGCACGGCGCGCGAGCCTTGGCCGGCAGGGTGTCCGCTATATTCGCGCCATGTGGGACCGGCTCGGCGCCTTCCGGCAGCGGACGGTTGAGATTTCCATATCGGACCCGGTGCGCCGTGCCTTCTACGGGATGCGGACCAAAATCAAGCCGTTGCCGCGATGACCGCGCCATTCAATTCCAAAACCCGCATCGTCAACCAGGACGGCACGCCTAGCCAATGGCTGATTGCCTATCTGCAGTTGATCGGAACCGGCGTCGTCAAGCGCACGACCTACACCTACGCGAAGATTGCCACCATGACGCCGACGCTGGGCGACACGGTGATCTGCATCGACGCCAGCACCACCACCATAGGCGACACGCTGGCGGGCGGCGGCTCCAACATCGTGCAGGCCGTAGGCAACGGTACTGACTGGAAGGTGATTTAGATGATCCGTCCTGCTGAACTTAAAGACATGCCCGCTATAGTCGAGATGGGCGAGGCATTTTTCGAAGAAGCTGGATGGGCAGCCCGCGCGCAATTCTGCGTGGACTCGTTCGCGGAAACCGCAACCGCCATGATGGAGCGGGGTATCCTGCTTGTCGTTGACAAGAACGGCGAGGCGGTCGGGATGGCCGCCGCTGTTTCGGCTCCCGCTTACTGGAACAAAAACGTTTCCATCGGGCAGGAGCTTTGGCTATACTGCAAACCAGCCCACCGTAAAGGTGTTGGCGCCGAGTTGCTTAGGCACCTCGAATCCGCCGCCAAGGCGCGCAACGTACAATTCTTCGGCATGGTCGCGGAGCATGGGCTTCGCCACGAAGCACTCGCCCAAGTCTATAAGCGGGCGGGTTATTCGGTTGCCGAGCATACGTTCTGCAAGGCGCTATAAATGGCGATTTTCTCCGCTCTATCGGGTGTTATTGCTCAGCAAGGCGCGCAGGCTGGCGGCAACATGGCTGCGAGCGCGGCCAACCGTGCCGCACAGATGCAGCAGGAAGAGGCGACGCGAGCCCGTGCGGCTCTGTCTCCCTGGGTTGCGGCGGGCGGCGGTGCCATCGGCAAGGTGACGAACCTTCTTGGCTTGGGCACGCTCAAAACGGATGGCGGAAATTATAACACCTATGGGCTTGACCCTGCAGGCGCGAAGGAAACGCAACAGCAGGCGCTTGCCGATTTCGAGACTTCGCCCGGCTACCAGTTCCGCATGGATGAGGGCTCGAAGGCGCTGGACCGCTCGGCAGCCTCGCGTGGCCTTCTCCGCTCGGGCGCGCAACAGAAGGCAATCACCGCCTTCGGGCAGGGCATCGCCTCCGAGGAATACGGGAACTACATGGACAACCTGCTCGCGGTTTCCGGACTTGGCGGGCAAGCGGCGTCCAGTGGTAACAACACGGCGGCGAACCTGACCGGCAACGCGGCGGACAACATCTTCCGGGGTGGCGTGGCGCGCGGCTCCGCTTATTCGGCAGGCGCCAACGCGCTTGCAAGCGGGATCAGCAAGGGCGTCGAGAACGCGGCCGGCGTGATCGGCTACAAGGGGTGGTTTAAGTGAGCGGCGTTCTTTACCCGGACCTCGCTCGCTCGTTTGCGCTCGGCTCACAGCTTCGCGTTCAGGAAGAAGAACGCGGCATAGATAAGGAAGTAAACGAGCTAGTTCCGGCTGCGATGAAAGGCGACCAAGCCGCTATCGAGAACATCGCCAGAAAGCGCCCGAACGTCGCTATGGGCATTTCCGGGATGCTGGAGAAGATGGACGCGGGCCGCCGCGCCAAGGTCAAGGAAGCGTCGGAGTGGACGGCCAAGGCCGCTATGGGCGTGCTGAGCCTGCCGGAAGCCGAACGCCCGGCTGCGTATCAGGCTGCGTTGGCAGAGGGCCAACGTCTCGGCTACCAGATTGACATGCCGCCGCAGTACGACCGCGCGGTAGACGGTCGGCTGAGGCAGATACTCAACCAGACCCGCACGTTTGAGAACTATTGGAAGGACAAGCAGGAAGGCTTTGACCTCGTGCCTTCGGGCGGTGGTGGTGCGGCCCCGCCTTCGGCTGGTGGTGGTGGTGGCGTCAACCCGTACAACATCGGCAACGTTCGCCCGGTCGGCGGTGGCCCCAACAGCGGCTTTCAGCAGCCCGCCTCGCTAGACGACGGCATCCGCTTGGCGGTCAACAACGTCAAGGCGTACCCGGCCAAGTTCAACAACGGCCAGCCCATGACGCTGATGCAGATCGGAGCGCGTTGGGCTCCCGTTGGTGACGGCGCAAACGATCCGGGGCAGTGGGCTCGCAACGTCGCCAGCATCGGCGGCCTTGATCCCAACCAGCCGCTCGACCTGAACGACCCCATGACGGCGGCCAAGTTCGCGCGTGGCGTTCACGGTGCCGAGCATGGCGCCAACAAGGTGCTTCCGCCCGAGCGATACGCGCAGGCGATCACGGGCGGCGCCGCGCCTCCCGGCATCGCCCAAGGCGACACCGCTCCCCCCGCCGATGCGTCCGGCACTCCCATTCCGACCTCTGACGGTGGATCTGTTCCGCGCGAAGTCATGCGGATGATTACGCCCAACCTCCCGCCGGGCACCAGCCTTGGCCGGGACAGGAAGACCGGGCTGTTCAAAGTCCAGGAAGGCAACTTTGTTGTCTACGACAGCAACAGAAACCCGGTTGGGTTGATCCCCATCCCGAAGCCGAAGGAGCCGGGCGCCGGCCCGTTTACCGGCACTGGCACTGAGGCTCAGGCGCTTAACATGCTGATCGCCAACGGCACTCTGACGCCGCAGCAGGCGGCGGAACTGGCGGCGGGTAAGACCGTTGCCGACCCCGAAACGAAGCAAATCATATTCATGACGCCGTCCGGCATTTTCGGGGGAAGGCCGGGGCAACCGCCTCAGCCTATCACCGGACCGTCGCCCGGCATGGCGGCACCCGCTCCGATGCCGTCCGCTGGCGCCCCGGCTGGCGTTCCCGCGCCTGCGGCTCCCGCCGTTACTGTTCCTGCAAATCCCGGCTCCATCCCGTTGACGGGCGTCAAGCCAACCGGCCAGCCGTCTGCAACCGAAATGGCGAAGCTGCGGTCGGCTCGCGTTGAAGCCGACAAGATCACGGCAGCGGCGAACGACTTCAAGACGGAATGGGCAAAGGCGACTCCAGCGGAGCGCGCTCGCTCTCTGGCGGGCGCCAACACGCCGCTGAACGCCTCGTACAACAATTTTGCCTTGCTGGCGAAGGGCGACGCCTTGTTTCAGTTGGGCGTGCTGAATGGTCCCGATCTCGACATCATCCGCCGCACGATCCCGGACCCGTCGACGTGGAAGTCAATCATGACTTCGGAGAACGACGTTACGTCGTCCGTCGACAAGGTGCTGAACATTCTGAATAACGGCGTGTCATCGACCGAGCGGCAGCTTGGCATCACGCCGCCGCAGGGCGCGCAGCCCCCGCAAGGCGCGAAGCCCGGCACCTATTTGGGGCCAGACAACAGCCCGATTAGCTGGCCGGAGATCGAGGACACAGCCAAGAAACGCGGCATCACCACTGATGAGGTTGTGAACCGCCTTGGCCTGAAGCCGACGGGGATGCAGTAGTGGCCGACCTGTTCGACCGTTACGGCGTCCCGGCAAGCCCTGCCGCGCCTGCGGCTGGTGGTGATCTGTTCGACCGTTACACGTCGGGCAGTCAGGGCGGCGTGCAGGACTACGAACCGCAGGGCTACAGCGGCGGGCAGATGGTCGCGCGCAAGGTTGGCTTGGCAGCGCAGGGCGTCAACGACGCCTTCCTGCCTACGATTATCGGCGCTCCGGTGGATGCCGTAGCCTGGGGACTGCGACAGGCCGGCGTGCCTGTGAACGATCCCCTTGGCGGTTCCAAGTCCATCAAGCGCGGGATCGACTATGTCGCCACCTTGCCGGGCCGCGTGTCGGATGCCGTGTCTCAGGGCTCAACCGCGCCTCTAACGGATTCGCGCACCTCGCGCATCGAGCCTGTGACGCAGGGTGAGCGCACGGCATACGGTGCAGGCGGGGGCGTCGGCAATGCGCTGGCAGTCGCCTTGCCGGCTGGCATGGTCGCGCGAGGCGCACAGGCGGGAACCGCGACGCAGGGCGTTGCCAACGTGCTGGCCTCTCAGCCCGTCGTACAGACGGTTGCGGGCGGCGTGGGCGGTGGCGTCACCGGGGCAACCGATAACCCACTGTACGGCCTTGGGGCCTCGCTGGCGGTGCCTCTGGCGGCGGCTGGTGTGCGTGGCGCTATCTCGCCTGTGACCAACCGGCTTACGCCGCAGGAACAGCGCCTAGTTGCGGCGGCGCAGCAAGAAGGCATCCAGCTTACGCCCGCTCAGATGACCGGCAGCCGCAGCCTTCGCGGCGCTGAAGAAACAATGGCGCGCATGCCGCTGTCCAATACGCCCATGCAGGGCGCATTTGAGACGCAGCGCGGCCAGTTCAATCGCGCCGTCATGCAACGTGCGGGCGCCGTGGCCGATGACGCTTCGCCCGATACGATGCAGCGCGTGTTCACGGGACTTGGGCAGGTTTTTGATGACCTGTCCGCCCGCACGACGGTCAATGTGGATCAGCGTTTCGGGCAGGACGTGCAGCGCGTCGCGGCGAATTATGGCCGCCGGCTCGAAACGGACGTGGCCCCGGTTTTCCAGTCCTACCTTGACGACCTGCAGCCGCTCATCCAGGCGGCGAACACACCGGGCGCGGCCCCGCAGATCGCGGGCGACGTGTACCGGACCATGCGCAGCGACATCACCACGCGCATACGGGAGACGAACAATCTTCCGCTTCGCCGGGCGCTGGGCGGGCTGGTCGAATCCCTTGATGATGTCATGGAGCGCAGCACGTCGGGCGCATTGCGGGCTGAATGGCAGGAAGCCCGCCGCAACTACGCGAACCTGATGACGATTGACCGCGCCATGCAGGGCGGCACGCAGACCGGACGGTCAGCGGGTGACGTGCCTTTCAATGCGCTGTCCACCGCCGTCAAGGGCTCAGATCGCACGGGCTACACGCGCGGGCGGGGCGACCTGAACCAGCTTGCGCGCATTGGCGACTACATTGCCGACAAGGTGCCCAATTCCGGCACTCCCGAGCGGTTGGCGTGGCAGAACATTCTTACCGGCGGCGGCCTGTTTACAATGGGCGCTGCGTCGGGTGTCGGCTTGCCTGCGGCTGCGGTGGGAGCGGCGTCGCCGTGGCTTATCTCCAGGCTCTATAATTCGCCGGCCGGTCGCGCTTATCTCACCAACCAACTCGCCGGAAACACGAACTTAAACGCCCTGTACGGCTCAACGGCGGCGCAGCAGGCGTTGCAGGAATTGCCCGGCCGCGACGGCGGAAACGCGCTGAGTCAGCGAGCCAGACAATGACGCGCGTCCACACCCACGCGGCCCCGACGCCGAAGAACAGCACGCAAAGCATCCATGACTGCCATGTGGGCAGCGGATCATACGCGGCTTGGTACTGGTCGAAGGCGAAGGCAGCGGCGACCGATACCGCGAGCTGTGAAAGCTCCATCCAACCAATTCGCATGGCGGGAGCCTAACAGATGTCCGCTCTTTTCACACCCCCGCGCTACAGCCCGATGAGCGGCAACGGCACGTCGTATCCGGCGGCAAAACTCTACTTCTACGAGACGGGCACCACGACGCCGAAGGACACCTATTCGGACGCGGGGCTAACCACGCCGAACGCCAACCCCGTTGTCGCAGATGCCAACGGCCTCTTCGGCGTGATCTACCTTGGGACCGGCGACTACAAGGTGATCCTTAAGGACGCCAGCGATAACACGCTGTGGACGGTGGACCCGCAGAGCGGCCTTGGCGCGGCGGACACGCTGACCACGCGCGGCGATCTGCTCACGCGCGACGCCTCCGGATACTCGCGCCTTCCCATCGGCACGACGGGCTATTACTTGGCGAGCAACGGCACGGACCCCTATTGGGCATCGCCCATCGTCCCGCGCCTTGCCATCCAGGGCTTGACCTACGCCAACAACGGCACCGACGCGACCAACGACATAGATATTGCGGTCGGCGGTGCGATGGACTCGACCAGCGCCCGAATGATGGTGCTGGCCGCCGCGCTGACCAAGCGGCTTGATGCCAATTGGGCGGTCGGCACAAATCAGGGCGGACTCGATACCGGCTCCGCGTCGGACACCGATTACTACATCTGGCTGATAAACCGCTCTGATACCGACGTGACGGACGTGCTGTTTTCCACGTCTGCGACCGCTCCAACCATGCCGACTAACTACAACTACAAGCGGCTGATTGGCTGGTTCAAGCGGGCATCGGGCGCGATTGTTGCGTTCAAGACCTACGAGACGGAAGGCGGCGGCCTTAACCTCATGTGGACCGCGCCGACGCTCGACATCAACACGACCGTCACCACGTCGCGCCGTACAGACGCGGTGAAGGTGCCGCTTGCCTTCTCGACGCTGGCAACGATCCGCGTCTCGCTGGTGGACGCCGCCGATAACATCCTCGCGCTGGTGTGCTGCCCCGACGAGACCGACGCGGCTCCGAGCGCCACGGCTGCGCCGCTTGCCAACCTGAACAGCCACTCAGGCGCGGCCGCGACTGAACAGAAAGAGCTACGCATCCGCACCTCCGCCACCGGCACGATTGCCGCGCGGGCAACCGCTACGCTCGATACCTACGCCGTCTCCACAGTCGGCTTTGAGTGGTCGCGTCGATGAGCGAAGCAACCTTTATCAACGTAACGGCCTTCCAGCCTTTAAACGGCGGGCTTGGAAAGCGGCTGTCAGTCACTCCCACGACGGCTCGCGCCTTAATACCCGGAACGCAGGCGGTCGCGTCTCCCGAGCGTCTCCGGGTGCTTATCACAGGCGACAGCCTCGTATCTGTTTTTATCCGCATGGGGCAGGACGATGTAGAGGCGACGACGGATTGCCTGGAGATTATGGCCGGAACCCAAGTGCTTCTTACGCCTCCCAACGTCGCGCCGGATGCTGTGTGGATCGCGGCTGTCTGTGAATCCGGCACGGCCAACATTCAAATCACTGCCGGATACGGAACATAGGAGATAACAATGGCAACGCCTGTTGAACTTGTGGGCAATCAATACAAAGCAGTCGCGGCAAGCCAGACTGCCGCCGGTCTAGGGACATCGGGCTCGACGGTTGCCGGCGATGTTCTTGAAGGCGTGCTGATCGTCCCGGCCACCACGTCGCCGGGTGCCGTCGCCATTCTTGACGGGACCACGTCGATCAGTGTCTTCGCTGGAGGGGCGGGGAGCGTTTCCAATCTCGTGCCGTTCTTTGTTCCCTTAGGTGGTATCAAAAGCGCGAACGGGCAGTGGAAGGCCACCACGGGCGCGAACGTCTCCATTATCGGCGTGGGCCGCTTCGCTTGATGCTTCTTCGCCGCACCTATGGCGCTCCGGTCGCCGCCGTCTCAATGAGCGTTGAAGGCGAGACGGCTGCCTATGCGGCGGCAGTTGTCGCCAATGGCGGCACTGTGAGCGACGCGCGAGTTGCGATCCTGAACACCTTTATCCGAACCGAAAAGGCTTCCGGCGCGTGGGCTCTGACGGATGACTATTGGGGCCTGTGGGCGGAGAGCGAAGCGCAGGCTCTCACGTCGCTAAAGCAACTTCGCCTTGCGACGGTGGTAGCGGCTCCGACCTTCACGGCGGATCGCGACTATGCCCTCAACGGCTCAACCCAGTACATCAACACGGGGTTTGTGCCGTCCACCCATGCTGCGGCGATGACGGCCACCTCGATCCATCTGGAGGTTTACGAGCGCGCGGAGTTGAGCGCGAACACCTACGCGGCCGGCGTACTCAATAGCGCGAATCGCGCCATCACCGTGCGCCCTCGATCTGCGGGAAGTGCGTTTATTCAAGCGGGAAGCGCGGCGGCAACATTTACGCTGCCGTCAGCGAGTAGCCTCGGCCTCACACAAGGCGGTCGTAACGGCGCCGCAGTGACCGATGTCTACGGTTCCAAGAACGGCGTCAGCATGACACGCGCGGTTGACCCGGCTGCGGTCGGGGCCTCGTTGCCGGCGAATAGCATCTTTCTCGGCGCCTATAACAACGCCGGAACGGCGGCGGGCTTCCGTGCGGCCTCGATTGGCTACGCGGCCACGGGCGCCGCGCTCAGTCAGGCGCAGCAGCTCGCGCGGTACAATGCAGTTCAGGCATGGGCAACGGCGGTGGGGGCGCAGGTCTGATGATACGCGCGCAAACTTACAACACTGTCCCGAACGGTGGTCAACTAGACGAGGTATTGACCAGCGATGCGGACGGGGTGGCGTTCTGGGGAACGCCGGCCGGCGTGGCCGGGAGCCTCTATGGATTGTCTGGCGCGGCCTCTGGGGATGGCTTGGCGTACACGGCATCAAACGCCGACTTCACAGGCGCAGTCGGCTCTATCTTGGTGTTCCTATGCCCGACCGTGAACACCGGCAACGTGACCTTGGACGTTAGCGGCGAGGGCGTCAGATCGGTCTTGACCAATGGCGGCGCGCAGATCCCGGCGGGCCTGCTCCAGAGCGGGCGCACGTACTTCATCCGGCGGCACAACTCGACGCAGTACCGGATGGAAGGCATCGACATTACGCGGGCCGAACAGCAGTTGGCCTTGTACCGTAGCGGCACGCAGCGCGGGCAGGTGAGCGTCACGTCTAACAATGAACTGTCGCTACAGTCGTGGGTCGACGGCGCGATGGTGGAGGTTGGGCGCTTCGACACAGCGACCGGCAATCTTCGTCTGTTCTATACTGCCGGATATGGTGCGACGGCGGCGACGTTCTCCGAATTCTACTCGGCGCGCAATCCGCAAACCGTCGTGGCCGACGACGCGCACTACGACGCAATGGCTAAGTCGATCTCGAATGCGGCGATGTTCGAGTTCAGCGACCAGATCGCCCCTTATACCCTGGCCACGACCGACCCGTATTACCTGAACGGCGGCGACAGTCTCAAGACCATCCGCGTCACAGTCGCCAGCGCGTATATAGATGCGCAGTTCATGCCAATCGGCGCCACGATGGAAATCGCCGCGACCAGCACGGGGTCGTTCTCTGTCTACTGCGGGCCGGGGAACCAGTGGCGCACCTTCAGCTCGACGCAGCTTACCTTGGGTTTTGCCTCCGGGCAGGTGGTGCAGGTCAAGCGGTACTCACAAACGGACTTTCTTGCGATTGTGCTCGTAGGCTCGGCCGCCACGCCGTCAACCGCTGCTCCGGTGACGCGCGACATCACCATCGTCAACGCCGGCCAGAGCAACGGCGTAAAGCTGATCACCGAAGGCGGCCTCGCCGGTCTTCAGCAGGGTTTTAGCGACCTCAGCATCACTGATACCGTCTGGTGGGTGCAAGCGGCAAGCGGCGAGAGCGCGTTGCTTGAGGCTAACGTCGGTTCCGATCCAAACAATTACTGGTGGACCACCGCAGGCGGTCCAGGGCCACTGGCAACCGCGCTGGTGTCGGCCGTCAACGCTGCTGTCGCGTTAGGTCAACCCGCCCCGACGGCACTGCTCTGGGATCAAGGAGAGAAAGACACCCTGACTATGGCGACCAGCGGCGACACGACGCCGGCCACCTATCTGGCTGCGCTGGAGGATCTGTTCGCGTGGTTCCGCGACGCCGCCCAACTCAACGACGCGACGTTGCCGATCTTCATCACGCCGCTGGGGTCGTCCGACCTCGGATCGTCTTTCGACGCCGGCGTGACTGCGGTCCGCGAGGCGCAATTGAAATACATCGCGAGCGACGCTTACGCCTATCAAAACGCCGAGCGTTACGACCTGAGCCGCCCCTACAGCAACGTGCATTTGAACTACGCAGGCCAGCGCGAGCAGGGCCTCCGCGTCGCCAGCGTGCTGGGGAACGTTCTGTATTCGCAGACCAACCATCTCGGCCCCGAGATCGTCAGTTGGACCGAACTGTCGCCGACATCCTATCTGGCGGAGATCGACCCCGGCCCGAACTCCTCAATGGAGAACGACGATAACCCGATCAGCGCCATAGGCTTTGCGCTCTGCTCGAATGCGGATGCCATGGCG